AACTTGCTTGTACGCGACCGATGTGACAGCTTGTCGCATTAGTGTGCCATGTTGTCATTATGCCACGTTGTAGCGTATTGCGATAGGGTCACGTGGTAATACGTTATGATTGCATGGTAATACGTTACGATTGCATGGTAATATGATACATTGTAACATAATACGCCAGGATCACGTGGTAATATGACATACGCATAACGCGCGCCACTCGGGAGCAGTGTGACATTGTGTCCGGGGCGGTTTAACGCTGCCAGACCGGCACGAGATAGGGTGGGGTTCCCAAAAAATATAAAAGCCAATTTTGGCTGGAAGTCAATTTTCCCCGATTGCCCCTGCTGCCCCCTACCACCCTGTAATGCCCCAATTAGCCCCGTAATGCCCCATTAGCCGCTTGTCAGCACGCACCCTAGCCCATGTACCAAGTGACCGGCTGGAACGCATTAGAGGGGCAATTCTGGCCGTTTTACACACACATCCATTACCACTAGCCGTCCCTATTACCCACTAGCGGCACCTATTATGCCGTTTTATACATGGTTATAGCGGGAAATGGCTATAAATGGGTAATATAGCTATATGGTGTATGGTATCCGCAAGTAGTCTGTAACCAATTATCATGGGGGTGTAACCAGTTGTATTGGTTAGGTGGGACAATTTGACACACTTAGCTGCATCAAGTGGGACAATTTGGCACACTTATCTGCATTTTGATGCTATAATGTTACATTTTTGTAGCTTTATGGAGACAGAATATACGTAAACTAGCTTATTCTTATAGCCAGTCTGAAAAAGTTGCAGTATTTCAGACGAATAACACCTAGTTTAACTGACGATGACCATAAGATATATTGAGTAGCGGAGCTGTTTTGTTTTCAGTACCCATTAAAGTACCTATTTGGATTACTTGATACCTATTTTACCGCTGTTTGATGTTAATTAGGTATTCCGTTACCGATTTATAACCAAAAAAATGCCCTTTTAACTCTTGCTGTTTTATGGTGCAAGGTGGGCTTTATACCCAGTGATTACTATGGTCAAATTATATCTGGGTACAATTATTCCACTGAATAGCTAGCCGCTATAAAAACAAACTAACACCAATGGCTAAGATGAAATTATATCTGGGTACAATTATTCCACTGCATAGTTGCCCGCTATAAAACCAATAGACCAATTAAACCAGTTATGCTAGTATACCTGCGGATAAATTTCATGGTTCACTTTGTTCACCATTCATTTTCCCTTGTATCTTACACTTCCAGTACCCCTAACGGGCTACTGTCGGTAATATAGCAAATGTTTGAAAAGCTTGTCAAGCTTTGTTTTCACTCACCTTCCCTTTTTTTTGTTGACGCCCTTGAATCCATAGGGTTTTATTGCAATTTTATTTTTGTTATGACCCTTAATTTTTGCCTCATTAGTCGCTAGAGCAACCCTAGTTGTCAAACGGGTTTGGGTATGGTATTATGTGGTTATGGGCAAAGCACAGATAGTAAAATGGCGTGATTCCGGCTTGTTGCGGGCGGTTAGCTTGGAGAAGATGGTTAACTTGTTCGAGGAATATGGTAGCCAAGGGATGACGACTAGGGAAATTGACCGGATGATGGGGGGCAAGCAGGTGGCTGTACGGGTTATGTCTAGGTTCCCTGAGTTGCGGGAGGCGTACCATCGAGGGATTGATGGGCGCACGGTGGATGCGGAAGCGGCTTTGTTGCAGCGGGCTACGGGGTTTACGAAGAAGATTGTCAAGAAGTCTACCCGCAACTACAACGGTAAGACGGAAACCTACGAATCGGAGGAGGATGTATTCTATCCGCCGGATGTAGCCGCCATTAAGCTCCTGTTGACGAATCGGGAAAAGACTAGGTACAACAATGATGGGGATGGCAAACCGGCTGTGGTGATCAACTTTACCGAGGCGGACAAGGCATTGTAGGGTGTAGGGTGGTGTTTTCCTGTGTTTTTTGTTAATATTCTGATATGACAACGCTGTACAACGATGATTGCCTGCGGGTGATGGGTGATATTCCCGATAAATCCATTGACCTTATTTTGTGCGATTTGCCGTATGGGACAACCGCTTGCAAGTGGGACACAGTGATACCCTTTGAACCGCTTTGGGAGCACTACAAGCGGATAATCAAGCAGTACGGTGCCATTGTGCTATTTGGTAGGGAGCCATTCAGCAGCCATCTCCGCCTTAGCAACTTGGAATGGTACAAATATGACTGGGTTTGGGAAAAGAGCAGGGTGCTAGGGTTCACCAATGCCAAGAACAAGCCGATGAACAGCGTGGAGTATATTAGTGTGTTCAGCGAGGGTACGGTGGCTAACGGTTCAAGCAAGAAGATGCCATATTACCCGCAAGACCTGATTCCATGCGGTAAGACGGTTAAAGGCAGGAAGATTTGCGCTGCTGATATGCGGGAAGGCGGTCATGGGTTTGGCAGGAAGAACCATAAGACGAGCTATGTTAAGGAGTTCACTGGGTATCCTACACAGGTGCTACGTTTTGCCAGTGAACCCAAGCCCGTGCATCCTACACAGAAACCTGTCCCGCTATTGGAATATCTGATTAGGACATACACAGTAGAAGGTGAAACGGTGCTAGATAACTGCATGGGGGCAGGTAGTACTGGGGTGGCTGCGGTGAATACTGGGCGCAATTTCATCGGTATTGAGAAGCACAAACCCTACTTTGATGGTGCTGAGGCCAGGATTAACTGGGCTGGTGTGGATAAGGTGTGGTTCTGATATGAATAAAACTATGAACGACAAAATAGCTGTGGCAATTGAACGCATCAAGTTTTTTGCTGGTAATAATCCAGAACCATTACTTGTAGCTTTTAGCGGTGGAAAAGATAGTCAGGTGTGCTACCATCTTACGGAAATGGCTGGTGTACCTTTCGCGGCGGAATATTCTATTACAAGATTTGAACCACCAGAGATTTTGCAGTTTGTACGTAAATACTACCCCTCTGTTACGTTCCGCCGCGCCTACAAGTATAGTTTAACTGAGGAAATTGAAAAAAGGGGATTGCCAAACCGATGGGCGCGTTGGTGTTGTGATGCAAAACATTCCAAAACTTTAGGATATGATCGCGTGATTATTGGTATAAGGTGGGAAGAATCCCCTCGCAGACGGGATACCTGGCGTATGCAAGGAACAAAACCCGATAAAACTCATTATCTCTGTCCAATATGTGACTGGACAGAACAAGATGTTTGGCAGTTTTTAGGTGATAGACCTCACTGCTCACTTTATGACGAGGGATTTCATCGTATTGGGTGTGTCTGTTGCCCGTTATCAACACCTACTTGTATGGCAAGAGATATAGCACGCTGGCCTAAGACCGCTGAAATGCTACGCAAAGCCTCTGCTCTTTATGTTGAAAAGATGCGCAAGGCTAGTTTTCTTAAAAAAGACGGTACACCTTGTGCTGATTGGTGCCGCACCAATAATCCTGAGGCAGAGTATTGGCATAGGTGGATAAAATCCTGCCAAACGGCATCTCCTGCGGATTCAGTACGTTGGGATAGTGACGAATGTTTGTTTGCTGGAAGTGGGTTTAGTGAAGCTGATAGTGGGATTACTAATGAATGATTTTAAGCTGACACCAAAGCAAAATGAAGCCATCAAGCTGCTTGGTTCACCTACTATCACCAATATATTACTTTTTGGTGGTAGCCGCAGTGGCAAGACTGCGATTCTCGTCTATTCGGTGTTAGTCAGGGCACTGAAGGCACCTGGAAGCAGACACCTCATCTTGCGTCTTAGGTTTAATCATGCCAAACAGTCGTTGGTGTACGATACCATTCCAAAGATATCCAAGTTAGCATTTCCGGGATTGGAGATGAAGCTTAGCAAGGTTGACTGGTTCTACACCCTGCCAAATGGCAGCGAAATCTGGATTGGCGGCTTGGATGACGGTGAACGGGTAGAAAAAATCCTGGGCAATGAGTACGCGACTATCTACTTCAACGAATCCAGCCAGTTAGACTGGAAGGCAATCGGCATCGTCAAGACCCGTTTGGCCATGAAGTGCCCTGGATTGATAAACAAGCTGTATTTTGACTGCAATCCGCCCAACAAACGGCATTGGACGTACAAGCTATGGATACAGAAGCTGCAACCCGACGATAATACTCCGCTGAAAAATCCAGAGTTGTATGGGTGTATGCGGATGAATCCTACCGATAATGCAGTAAATCTGGCGGAAAACTACATTGAACAGAGCCTGATGAGCTTATCGGAAAGGGATAGAAAACGCTTTTTGATGGGTGAATTTGGAGATGACGCCGAGGGTGCGCTGTTCAAATATGCCGATATTGCCAAGAATCGGGTAGCTGTAGCCCCTGAAATGCGTCAAGTTGTTGTAGGATGCGACCCAGCGGTTACTTCAAATGACGGAAGCAATAATACAGGTATTGTTGCAGCAGGTGTATCTAGGATAATGGGTGAGGATCATTATTATGTCCTAGATGATGCCACAATATCCGGTACGCCTGCTGTATGGGCGCGTGAGGCCATAAACTGCTTTGATAGGAATGAGGCAAATCTTATCATTGGTGAGGTTAACCAAGGCGGTGACTTGATTGAGGCTAACCTTCGTGCCATTAGACCCCTTATTCCTTATGAGGCGGTACGGGCGACGAGAGGTAAGGCTATACGAGCCGAACCGGTGGCCACAGCCTGCGAAAAGGGCCGCTTACACTTTGTAGGTGAATTTCCAGAACTGGAAAACGAACTTACGAGTTGGGCACCTGCGTCGGGGGAGCCTTCACCAGACAGAATGGATGCTTTGGTTTGGGCGATTAGGCATTTGATGGGTAACGAAAAGAGAGCTGGGGTTTGGTGACATGTTGACTAATTACCCTATTAGATGATATATTTTGAATACGCAAGGGATACTATGGCTAGAAAGTCAGCACGGAACAATAAAGTAATACAGTCTGCTTCACAGAAGGATACTGTAGAGGTGGACGCTACAATGCTTCGGGCGCTCTTGTTTGGCAATCAGAACGTATGTCCGCCTACATCCAGACTTGAGTTTGCCAAGCGTTCAGGTACATACAGCCAGTTTTCCGGGGCTAGAAATATCCGTGAAGTGGCGGGGTACCCTGAGAACCTTACTTTTGACGACTATTTACAGGCATATAATCGGCAAGACGTAGCGGCTCGCGTAATTGAAACGTACCCCGACCATACATGGAACGAGATGCCGGAAGTCTATGAGTCCGAGTCGCCCCACGATTCCCCATTTGAAAAGGAATGGAAGGAGATGGTGCGGAGCAAGGGGCTTGTTTCCTACATGCGCTCTTTTGACACGCTATCTGGCATCGGGCGTTTCGGGGTGTTGGTAATGGGTGTGGACGACGGCAAGCCTTTAGACCAGCCATTTGTGCCTTTCCGCAAGAAGCATACCCTAGCCTACATGCGCCCTTATATGGAAGGGGAAGTTAGGATCACGGAATGGGATACTGACCTGTATAGCCCCAGGTATCTACTGCCTGTAATGTATGAAATCACCCCTTTGACAGATACAGCATCAGCGCCTGTGCTGAGCAGAACGTTCAAGGTGCATTATACACGCACGATTCACTTTGCCGATAATGCAGTAAACAGCTTTGTATATGGTGTGCCTCGTCTGCAGCGTGTCTATGACCGGCTATTGGATATTTTGAAGGTTGTAGCGGGGTCAGGAGAAATGTTCTGGCGCGGTGCGTACCAGGGATTTAGCTTTGAGGCTGATGCGGATACCCAGATTGCTCCTGATGACCGCAAGCAGATGAAAGACGACATCCAAAAGTATTTTATGGGTTTGGATAGGGCCATGCTGCTCAGGGGAGTCAGGGCAAATCAGCTTAGTCCGACAATTGCCAGCCCGAAAGACCACCTGGACGCTCAGTTGACAGTTATCTCGATTGCTTCCCGTATCCCCAAGCGCATCTTATCGGGTAGTGAAGTAGGTAAACTTGCATCTATTCAGGATGCGGAAACATGGGCGCAGCAAATTGCTATTCGCCGTAATAACATTGCCGAACCCTTTATTCTGCGGCCATTTATTGATTTCTGTATTAGGGGGCGTATCATCGCAGGCCCAGTCAATGGCACTGATTACAATGTGCTGTGGAAACCCCTATCTATTCCAACGGATAAAGATGTAAGTGAGTCCGCCGTAAACTTTACAAATGCCTTGATGACATTTGCTACATCTGGGTTGTATGCCATTGTTTCATTTAAGGATTATCTGGTGAACGTGTGGCGGTATAGTACCGAAGAGGCTGCACAACTCGCATCCGGGTTTAACGAGGAAAGATTTAGGAAATTGCAGTCGGAATTGCAGACAAAGAAGGCACCGAATAAACCCCTCAGTTCAAGTGGCGAATCTGTCGATACTTGATGGTTGACTATTTTTCAGCAGTTTGATAAGTTATTAAACAAAGAGGGATACTATGGCGCAGTTTGTGGCATTAAAAACAGCAGGTATGAACAGCGAGGGACTGAAGCTGAAGACCCTCGATGGCAAGTCTTACCTGACTGGTTCCGTTGTCATGGCCAAAGAAATGGTTATGAACGGGCTAATGTATCCCAAGGAGGAGTTGAAGCGTGCTGTCCCTGGTTGGAATGGTCGCCCTGTAACGGTTGGGCATCCCAAGTCTGATGACGGCGCCTTCATTACCGCCAATGACCCTAAAGTTCTTGATGAAACCCAGATTGGTTTTATCTTTGATGCATATTACAGGGATACCGACAATAAGCTGACAGCTAATGTATGGCTGGATGCTTCCAAGTTGGACAAGTTTCCCGATGTACGCGAGGCTATTGCCAACGAAAAGATGCTAGAAGTATCTACCGGACTCTTCCTTGATCTTGTTACCGAGGAAGGTGTACATAACGGCAAGAAGTACAAAGGCAAGGCTGTTAACCACCTTCCTGACCATCTTGCATTGCTTCCAAATGAGGTGGGTGCTTGCTCTGTTGCTGATGGGGCTGGTTTTCCGAGGGTGAATGTCATGCTGGGTACGAACGAAGTTACTTTCCGTGAGCGTAGCAGGTTGATTCGTCAGGCGCTGCAAGCAAAGCTGCAATCAGAATACTTCTATATTGAGGAAATCTTTGATGCGTCTGTTGTGGTGTATAAAGGCACCGAAGGCACCGGTGGATTGTTCGCTTATGACTATACTTTTGATAAAGAAACTGGTACTCTGACACTGGGTGAGGGTGTTGAGGTTTTCCAGAAGATTGAATACCCACCCATTAGCACGTTAGGAGCTAATATGGACGAAGTGAAAAATGTTGGGGATAAGCCTGCTGCGGAGTCAGAAGCCGTTGGTAATGCTGCTCCAGAGAAGCCTGCTGAGGGTGCTGTTGCGGAAAAGCCTGCTGAGACTCCAGAAGTCAACAAGGATACGCCTGTTGTTCCAGCACCTGCACCGGAAGCCGCTACTCCAGAGGTAAACGCTGAGCAGGCTGAGGCGCTAGCCCTGTTGGCTGCCAGCAAGCAGGAAGCTATTGCTAAGATTATGGCAAATAGTGAAGCAGGATTTACTGAGGATGAGCTGAAGGTTATGCCTTATGCGCAGCTCAAGAAGATTGCAGCTTTGGCCGGGACTACCCAAGCCAAGGTTGATATGTCAGGTTTGGGTGGCCCTGGTGGCACAGTTGCTAATCAGGTAGTTAAGGAAACTCCCTACATTGGGTAAAGGAGCTAGTTATGGCAGTTGCTAATAGGTCAATCATTGTTCGGTCTTTTACCGAAGTATGGGAAGATGGGCAGTTTGATGATGCTACGCCCTCGACCACCACGAAGCCCGGTATGCTGGTTGCCCAGTATGACGGCGGACTCACCACGGGGGAGGATGCTGTTGCTCTTCCAAAGTATCGCCTGAACAGCGATGTTAACTATCCGCCTTGCATCATCGTTGAGGATGACCTTCAGGGTAAGACCATCGACGATACGATTGCCATTGGTGATTATATCCGCGTGAAGTTCTTGCAGGTTGGCGAAAAGTATGTGGTATACGGTCAGCCTAGTACGGCGATTACTGTTGGTACCCTGCTTGTTCCTCACACTGATGGCAAGGTTATTGTTACTAGCGATGGTACTGTTGGCGACACAGCGCTGACCCTGTTCCGTGCGGAAACGGCTGTTGCGGATACCGACACCGATACCCGTCTGGTTGTTCGCGTGCTTCGCGTGTAATTCTGTCAATAGTCAGTAAGGAGAATTAGCTATGAGTTTCAAACCTTTTATGGTCAATCTTGACGAGGCAAACGTTCCGCAGGTCGGGGAGTTTAGCGCCTTTGATGTAAACGCCTCTCGTCCCTATCGTGGCGATAAGCGCAAGGACTTGGCATACATCACCCGTGTTGTTGGGGTGAACGATGATGGCACACCCAAGTATGAAGCACAGCTTGTTGGCGCGGCTAACACTTCTACTCTGTTCAAGGATGAGTGGAAGATGATTGACGAGACCATTAACACCGCTCGTAACAAGCGGATGACTTTTATCAATTGGCTGATCAGCAAGGGCTGTGTCATTGACATTCCAAATGGGCTTGGTGTTACTCAGTATGAGTGGCAGAACCTTACTGGACTTGTCGGGGCTGACCTTTCGATGGATGGCCTGAAGCAGGGCGATACGGATCGCGTTGAGTATAGCTCGGCTTCGATTCCTCTGCCTATCATCAGCAAGAACTGGCGTCTGAATCTCCGTTTCCTTGAGGAGAGCCGCCGCAAGGGTATGCCGATGGATAGTTACTTCACCGCTGAAACGGCGCGGGTCGTAGCTGAGTATGCCGAGAACATGGCGGTCAACGGTACCAAGGGCCTGAAGTTCGGCGGGGATACCCTCTACGGTCTTCTGGACAGCCCGAATGTTGAAGCACTAACGGCGGGTACCCTGTTCACGAAGGATTGGGCGGATTCGGCTACCACGGGTGCCGAGATTCTGGCAGACGTCCTGGGTATGGTGCAGACTCTTAACGATAATAAGCGGTATGGGCCGTTTGCACTTTGGCTCCCGCAGGTTTATCAGGGCGCCCTTGCTCGCGATTATACTACCGGCTATCCAAAGACGATTGCTCAGCGTCTGATGGAAACGGGTATGCTTGAATCCATCAACTACAGTGACTTCATGGGCAAGGATGCTTCTAATAAGTATCGCATTGTTATGCTGGAGCCTACCAAGGAATGTATTGCTATTATCCGTGGCATGGAGTTCCGGGACTTCGAGTGGAGCACCTACGGTGGATGGGTAAACGAGCACAAGGTTGCTGGTATCTATGTGCCCCTTATCCGTAAGGATGCAGGCGGCGAAACGGGTATCGTTAAAGCAACCTTGACCTAATGGATGTGTGTGGTGGGGGTTCTGGGGGGTGTTCCGTTGCATGGCGGGGCACACCCCCTTTTTTTGGTGTAGCATGATTAGCATATTCCTTACCCCGTATCAGAATACCGAGTTGTTCCAAAGACAGCACGAGAACATTTCCTCCACTATTGGAGTTGAACATGAGTTCCTGTGTACTTTGCTTAATGGGGATAACACACTAGAGTGGTATAGGGAATACACCGCAAAGCATGGCATCAGATCAATGGTTGTGCCTGACTTGTCGGTAGTGAACCTGATAAACATACTCGCAGCCCGCGCAATTGGCGATTACCTGCTGTACATTTCCGACATTGTTGACATTCTCGATGGAGATAAGGGCTGGGGTAAACGAGCAATCGCCGCAGTTGATAGGCAAGACAAGATTATGGGCGGAGTGCTATCGATGCAAGTGAACGACCAGAACTGCACAGGATTGTTCATGCCGGTGAAAACGTTCCATGTATTGGGGTACTACTGCTGTCCTATCTTTGAAACACCCATCTACGGCTACAGGTGGAACGCAAGTATCTTGACGGAAGTTGAAAGATTGGTTAATATACAGTGTGGTATGAAGTATTTTCCTTTACAAGATTCCGAGGCGATGAGCAGGGATAAGGAGATATACAATGTCACGAGGCCCGCTAGACTGACAGCGGCACAACGTCTTTCAGAATTTATTGGGGGTAAGAATGGATAGCACTACACCACTGATTACAGACGCCAATCTGCGTGAGATTTGTACTGAGCTAGAAGATTACGAGGATGTTTCTACAGATATATTTATTAGCTCGGCGCATACGATAGTCTACGAAGAACTGTTGAATGCTGGTTATAGTGCAGATAGGCTTGCTCTTATTGAGCTTTATCTTGCAGCGCACTTTGCTGCTCTTACTTATCCCGTAGTTGCTTCTGAAGGTATTGGTGGGAAGGCCAATGAGTCGTTCCAGTACAAGGTGGGCCTTGGTTTGAATTTTACAAAGTATGGACAGCAGGCATTACTGCTTAGCGGTGGGATGTTGGCAACGAAGCGTGTATCCCTTAGCTGGCTGGGGGGTATTCCAACATGAGGATTATCAAGAAAAGTAGGAAACACTCAGCCATACTATGGCGCAGGCTAGGGGATAGCGGCAGGGGCTACTTTACCTATGAAGCTCCTGTTGAAATCAAGTGCCGTTGGGATGATGTTACTGGACATAATTTTGATGAACACGGCGTTTCTTACCATGTTATGGCTGAAGTTATCATAGACCGTGAAGTTTCACTAGGAGACGCGCTGCGTTACGGAAAGTTGGCGGATTTGAAGTTTGATGCTTCCGATCCTCTTGCTATTCCCGGTGTTGGTCTTGTCAAGAAACTTGAACGTTATGCAACGTTGGGGCAGAGAGATTTAGAAAACTATGATCAAACGCTGCATATAGCAACTTTAGGGCGATAATGGCTAAGTTTCTTCCATATTATGGCTATATACCGTTTCAGGGACGTAGGTATCTTTTTACAAGAGGTATCCAGCAAAGCCTGCTTAAACGTAG